AAGGGTGGACCCCCTTTCCCGTAGATGGCATCCCAGAACAAACACCTTGAGCACTTAGAAGACGAGCTAATCAATTATGGTTACGGTGGATACGTCGCTTCTAAAGACCTCATTCAGAATTTCCTTGACGAGCTTGGTGGTCGTCCTACTGGTAACGTAACCGTTACGACGAAGTGGGACGGTGCTCCTGCTGTGGTTTGCGGCATCGACCCAGAGAGCAAGCAATTTTTCGTCGGCACTAAATCAGTATTCAATAAGAAAGAACCTAAGGTCAATTTCACTGAAGAAGATATTGACAAGAATCATGGTGAGATTCCTGACCTCGCCAAGAAGCTTAAGTATTGTCTGAAGTATTTTGCTGAGTTGAATATCAAAGGAATTATTCAGGGAGATCTTCTCTTCACGGATGAAGATGTGGTAACCAAAAATATTGATGGAGAGCGTTACTATACGGCAACGCCTAACACGTTGACGTATGCTTGGCCTGCTGATAGTGACTTAGGTAAGGCAGTTAACTCTGCTAAGATTGGCGCTGTGTTTCATACCTACTACAGCGGCACTGGTCCTATCAATACGCTGAATGCTGGATTTGGTGTTAGTCAATTTAATTTGAAATCTACTAGCAATGTCTTTCTGGCATCTGCTACTATGGATAACATCAGTGCTAAGTCTGGTTTGACTGCTGCTGAAGAACGCACTCTCAAATCGGTGATTGCTGTAGCAGAACGCAATGCTTCTGCTGCTAAACCTTTTATTGAAATGGTAGCACACGAAGCAACCAAGCAGTTCACGCTTGGGTATACGATGAAGCGTTTTACCAACAGCTATGTGAAGGAAGGACAGAAGATTAACAACGTCAATGTCTTCATCACTAAGTTTGAAGCAGCGTATAAGAAGTCTCTGGTAGAAAAGGTAGAGAGCCTGAAGTCTGAGAAGTCTAAGAATGAATACCGTGACAAGTTAGCATCTGGTCTTCAATTCCTTGAAGACAACAAGCGAGCATTCAAGGCATTCATTGTCATCTACAACTCTTTCACTAATGCCAAGAATCTGATCAACAACAAACTCGCTGGTCTGAGTGATACGAAAGTATTTCTTCGCAGTGGTGATACATTTGTGGTGACGAAGCCTGAGGGTTTCGTTGCTATCGTTGATGGTAAGGCAGTGAAGATTGTTGACCGTTTGGAGTTCTCCCGTGCTAACTTCACGCTAGAGAAGTCGTGGCGTCCTCCTACTGCCGAGGGTGCTAAGGTTGCTGCGTTTACTTTCGGACGCTTCAATCCTCCTACGACGGGACATGAGCTACTGATAAATAAGGTTAAAGAGTTTGCTGCTGGTAACGACTACTTTGTTTTTCCTAGTCATTCGGTTGATAAGAAAAAGAATCCTCTGACTGCAGCGCAGAAGGTTACCTTTATGAAAGAGATGTATCCTTCTCATAAGGATGCTATTGTTTTAGATGAAAGTATCCGTGATGCCATCAAAGCATTGAAGTGGTTGGAAGATAAAGGATACACCGATGCTGTCTTTGTTGTTGGTTCTGATCGTGTTACTGCGTTTCAGTTTATCAAACAATATAACGGCAAAGATTATAACATGAATACTGTTGAGATTAGAAGTGCTGGTGAGCGTGACCCTGATGCTGATGATGTATCTGGTATGTCAGCAAGCAAGATGAGAAAGGCAGCACAGGAAGGGGATGTAGCAACCATTAAAAGTGGATTGCCAAATACTGTAAATAAGAATGATGGGTTTATAGAAACTTACATAGACACAATCTTGGCAGGACTATAATGGCATTATCTAAAAATACAATCTTAGAAAATATAAGATTAAACAATAGCTCAAAGTTTGCTAGGTTTATATACACTATAAGATTCTTGGAAGTTGTTTGCCAAGAAACATTCCAAGAGCTTTATGAAACTACAGAAGGATTTCAATTTTCTATAGATGATGCTGGTGCTAAGATTCCTGTATATAGAGGAAAAGATTTTATACAAGGTGCTGAGTTTAATGAAGTATATAAAACTGATAAAGTAAATAAACCAATCAGTTTAAAATATAAATTGTATATTGATAATGGAAGCGTTGTAGATTTACGCACAAGAAGTGTCAGAATCAATTTTATTAATACACTCATACAAAAAATTAAATCTGAAAGCACAATTAATCGTTTAGCATTGAGGAATGGTTTTGTTAGATTAGATGTTGGTGTGGGTGGGAAGAATCCAACTCTAGCAATTCAAATCAAATACGAAAAATCTTTCCTTAATAGAAAAACTGGTAAGAGAGAGAAGAGAGATATCTCTTTGATTTTAAATCTCTCATTGAAAGCAAAGTCAGATAAAGCAGGTAAGGATGAGAATCCATTTAAAAAGTTTTTACCTGGAAAGGTGCAGGGATTATTAGGAAACAAATTATCAAGTAGACAATTTAAAACTCTACTCGAAAATTACATTGAGTCACTGCAGATATCAAAGGGAGCTAAGCAAACATTTTTAAAGTCAATAGACCTTGCATATAAAGATACTAAACTTAAAGTTTCTAGTATTGGGTCATCTGATTTCAGTTCTGAATTGTTTGAGGTATTGTCTGCGTTGAAACTTGCTAGGAATATTGAAACTAAGAATGCGGGTTTTTTAAAGAAAACATTAGGATGGAATCAGCAACAGATTCAAGCAGTCAATCCTAGTGAAGTTAAAATCTTTATGCCCACTGCTGCTAATGAAGCATTAATGGATTATGAAATATACTATAATAATAACAACTCTATTAAAGTAAGTGTTAAATCTAAACTATCTTCCAATCCAGCAACAGTTAAGTTTAATTCTGTGTTTGCAGATGAAAGAGAAGTTTCTAATTGGTTTAATGGACTAACAAATAAAACAGATTCTATTAGAGGGTCTGCTATTGTTGCTGGTAATGCGATGACGTATAAGAAAAAATTTGGTGGTAAAGAAACTCTTTATCCAATAAAAGCATTGCATGATTTACTAGCTGCTCCTACATTCTCTTCATCTGCTTGGAGTGATATGTCTCGTAATGCCAATTTAGATGTGGATGGAATGAATAAAAACATAATGAGGTCTATCTTATTGAAGACACATAGAGCTATGGGGTCTGCTAATTATAGATACGCACCTTTAGATACACTGGCAAGATATACAACGGAAGAGCTTGCCGCTTTAAAAATGTTTATTGCTAAAAATATTAGATACACAGATAAAGGTGCAACTGAATCTTATATTGAATTGGCAAATAAAAACATTGCTCCGAAAGAAGTAGTTGAAAAAGTTAGAGGTAGAGACAAAGTTTCATATACTATCATGGGAGTAAAAGATTATCCTAAATTAAAAGGGGATGACAGATATCCGTTTACACTAAATAATCTTGCATACTTATCAGAGAAAGCAGTAGTTGCAACTTCCAAAAAATCTGGTAATAGTAAAATAAATTTTTGGCAGTTATTTTATGATAATGTGCTATCTAAAAAACAGATTTTATATTCTGTAATGTATGAAAACAAAGTTGCTAATAATTTGTCGTTGGAGTATAAATTTGTTTCTATGGTAAACTTTAATAAGTATAGTGACTGGGTTGAATTGAGGTCTAAGAATAATGCTTTCAATATGCAAGATACATTAGGAATGAATGTATGAAATCACTTAAAGAACTACTGATACAATCAAAACAAAAATCCTACATGCTTGGCAACATGTTTGCTGAGGGTGATTGGGTTCAGAATAGCGAAGGAGAAATTGGGAAGATTCATAGACGAGGTGTGAATTATGTTATCGCTGTGACGACCGAGGGTAAGATGTTCCGTGCTTGGGTTAAAGATATCAAAGAACATTGTGGTTGTGAAGATACCAACATGACTGCTAAAGAGAAAGTCAAGTCATTTATAAATAAAAATAAACGACAGAAGACCAATGACAATTGATGAGTTTTCAAAAAGTCTAATTGAAAAGGCAGTTGCTGAATTAGATGAAGGCAAAAACAAAGAAGGCAAAGAGCAAGGTGCTGATGGCAAAGCTTGCTGGAAAGGTTATAAGTATGCTGGCACCGAGAATGGTAAGGATAAGTGCGTGAAGACTGAAGAAGTGGAGAAGGCGGAAAAAGACGAAAAGGATGAAGGTGGTAAGCACAAAGAATATAAGCACGCTCCTGGTAAAGAAGAGAAGGGCGAGAAGAAAACAGAAAAGGAAATGAAGAAGGAAGCAAAAGATTATCTTCCTGGCAACCAAGAGAAGATTGATGCCAACAAGAATGGTAAAGTAGACGCACACGATTTTGCTTTACTTCGTAATAAAAAAGCGAAGAAGTCTGTAAAAGAAATGTGGGAAAAGGCAGCAGAAGTTCAAGAAGCTTACGGTAAGGGTAAAAAAAAAGTTGCTGAAGGCAAGAAGGTAGAAATTGAAATCATGCCTGATGTTGACACTCCCAACGATCCAGAACCACCTACTGGTAGAAAAGTAAAGAAAGAGAAGGAACTAAAGAAAGAAGAAGTAGAAGCACTTGAAGAGAAGAAACTTTCTAAAGCAGAGACTGCCATGAAAGAAAAGTTTGTTAAGGGCATGAAGAAAAAATTTGGTTCTTTTAAATCTAAGTATGGCGAAAGAGCAAAAGATGTAATGTATGGAACTGCCACCGCAATGGCAAAGAAGTCTGCTAAATAATTTTAAACTCTCTTAGAGGATACTATCATGGGCGCAATTGTAGAACTAGTAAAACCAATTATTTTCGCAGCACTCAACAGCTGCCACACAAAGAAACTTGTGTGTGATCTACTTGACAAATATGTTGAGAAGACTGATAATGATGTTGACAATGTAATCGCATCAACAGTAAGAGTTGCCCTTATGAAGGGTTGCTGATAAAAAATTATAAGTGTCTTGGGGATGCTTAGGCATCCCTTTTTTTATAAATACTTTTTAGAATACGAATATTTTATAGAGGAAACCGATGGCAATTTTCGGAACAATCGACGCGAAGGCGTTGGCAAATAATTTAAGTGTTACTCAAAACAGCACAACTGTAACCACAACTGGTGATTTCACTGATAGAACTTCTGCTAACTTTGTTCAGAACGGAGATGTTCTTTCTCTAGGTGGAGTTCAGTATACTGTTGAATCTGTAGTTTCAGCAACATCACTTAAACTCAGAACAGCATATGCTGGTTCAACAGGAACTGTTCTCGCTGCTAATGCTATTCGCAGAACCCCTCC